AGTTATTATCAAAAACTTATAGAAAGACTAACTTGGATTGAAAATAGACATTCAACTCTAGGAGAAAAAAATATTGTAAAAGATATTGACGCCGGATTTATTGCTGTGGGACAAAATTGGAATGGTAAAGATGTAGCAGAAATTCAAAAAAATGTTCTAGAATTTTTTGGATTTAAAACGCCTGATCAATTATTTTGGAATTGGCAATTTACAGATAACGCGCTTGATGAAACTGCTCGTTCTTATTTGAAGGGTGTGTCTACATTTGAAAAAACATTTATTAAACCATGATAAAGCTAAGTAATATTTTGTCGGAAGTTCTCAAAGAAGGTGGTGCTGGTGGTCATATGGAGCATCCATTTGATTTTACATCTACTGCAAAAGAATTTATAAACGTTTTTCAAAAGTCAATCGCATCGTTGGAGAAAGGAACTGGTAGTGTCAAGATTGATGGTGTCAATGCTAGTATTCGTTTAGTCAATGGAGAATTTGTGATGGACCGTGGTAGTGCGAAACCACTAGACATTAAGGGAATGCGCCCACAAGATCTAAGTGCTAGATTTTTACCAAATCAAGAAACAGGTTCAGAACATGGGTTCATTAAAATTGGTACCAGAGTCATTCAAATATTTGATGAAGCTATACCAACAACTCAAAACGAATTGAAAGCTCTTGGGTTATTGAACAATCCAAACATTTTGTTGAACATTGAATATGTTGAAGGACAAACAAACGTTCTTGGATACGAAGACATTGGTAACTTTTTGGCAATTCATGGTTTAAAAGAAATAAAGCCAAAGACATTTGGTAAAGACGGTAGTGTCAAATCAAGAGTAGCTACTGAAATTTCTTATGATAAAACCGCAATGCAATCTTATATCAATAAGTTGAATTTGGTTGCTAAGAAATATGGATTTAAAGTATTAGGAAGTGTTGATACTAAATTCAAAACTCGTCCAAATCTTTCAAAACCATTGGGCGAAAAAGTTACATTGTATCCTCAAGGAAAACCAGTAACCAAGAGTTTGAAAGATTGGTTGACTAATGTAACTATTCAAACACCGTTAATTACCCGTGAACAATTTCAGAAAGCAGCTGCAAGTAAAAATATTACGCAAGATTTTGAGGGTCAAGACATAGACAAGATAGTTAATGATATTATTGTTTATATTACTACAATCAAGTTGGGCGATGAAATTCTCAAGAATGCTACTAGTGAAATTGGTGATCTAGAAAAACATGAAGGCATTGTTGTAAGAGATCCAAGTATTCATAGTAAGCCATTTAAAATAACTGGTAGTTTCATTATTAGGGGACTACAAAGTGGTTTTGGTAAATAAAATAAATACATATTTGTTATGAAAAGAGCATTAGGTAAAAGCAATCTCGATATTATTAAAGATTACGTGGATGGTAATCGTCCATTCGTGCAAGTTGGTTATGATTCTAATCTTGAAAATAGTAAACGCAAAGAAGGTGATGAGTGGGAGGATGGGCAGGGACGGAAGTGGATTTGGAAAAATGGTAGTAAACGCCGTGTTTCAAAACGAGCATCAATCGTTGTGGAACAACGTTGTAAACACTGCAATATGGATGTTCGATGGGGTAGTTATTTGGATGATAGAACATGGCCAAAGTCTGGATTATGTTATGAATGTTTTATAAATGAAGAAACTCATCTTAAAAAATTGGGTATTTGGGATACATTCAACAAAATCCGTGAACTCAAGAATATAAAATCAGCATTGTTGGATTATAAGAATAAATTTGAAGAGGCTAAAAACTGGTGTGACCAAAATCATAATAAACCAGTTGAATTTCTTGAAGAAGATGGATCTATAGAACATTGGGAAGGAGTGCCAGATATGTCAAAAATCCGTGAAAATATAGAGTTAGACTTAACAGCCGTAGTAAAAAGATTAGAAAATATAGATGCTGAGATTAGTGAATTAGAAACAAAATATGAGTCAGCAAAACTTAAGAGAGATAATAAAGCAAGAATATAAAAAATGTATTGAAAATCCTATATACTTCATAAAGAAGTATGTAAAGATTCAACATCCCATACGTGGTACAGTTGGATTTGAATTGTATCCATTTCAAGAGAAGGCATTACAAGACTTTGTTGATAATCAATTGAACATTGTTCTTAAAAGTCGTCAGATGGGTATTAGCACTCTTACTGCTGCTTATAGTTTATGGTTAATGACATTCCATAATGATAAGAATATTTTATGTATTAGTATAACACAGGAAACCGCAAAGGAAATCGTTACCAAGGTAAGATTTGCTAATGATAATCTTCCTAGTTGGTTAAAAGTGCCATGTGTGGAAGATAATAGATTGTCATTAAGATTAAAGAATGGATCACAAATTAAAGCTGTCTCATCGGCTGGCACAGCAGGTCGTTCATCAGCATTATCATTGTTAATTATAGACGAAGCTGCGTTTATTGATGGTATAGAAGAAATTTGGTTATCATCACAATATACTTTATCTACTGGTGGTAGATCGATTATATTAAGTACACCGAACGGCGTTGGTAACTTTTTTCATAAAACATGGATTGAATCGGAAGAAAACGAAAAGTCTGGTAAAAAAGGATTCAAAACAATAAAATTGCCATGGCATTTACATCCAGAAAGAGATCAATCGTGGAGAGATAATCAGACAGAATTATCAGGTGTAAAGGGTGCTGCGCAAGAATGTGATTGTGATTTTAGTACATCAGGCAATCAAGTAGTTAGTGTTGATGTATTGGAATTTTATAAACAAACATACATAAAAGATCCTATAGAAAGGCGAGGTAATAATCAAGATTTATGGATATGGGATTACCCAAATTATAGCAAGAATTATTTAGTGACAGCTGATTGTGCTAGAGGCGATGGTGCAGATTTCAGCGCTTTTCATGTTATAGATGTTGATACTATGGAACAAGTTGCAGAATATAAAGGGCAATTAACTACAAAAGATTATGGCAATCTATTAGTAACTATTGCTACTGAATATAATAATGCACTATTAGTTGTAGAAAACAATAACGTTGGTTGGGGTACACTTCAACAGATTATTGACAGAAATTATCCTCATACGTTTTATAGTTCAAGTGATCTCACAATTGTGGATGTGGAAAAAACATATAGCAACAAATTACATGCACAAGATAAAAAGATGGTTGCTGGATTTACTACAACTACTAAAAACAGACCATTAGTTGTAAGTAATTTGGAGTTATTTTTTAGACAAAAACAAGTAATTATTAAATCGAAACGATTATATGAAGAGTTGAATGTTTTTATTTGGAATGGACCAAAAGCAGAAGCACTACGTGGCTACAATGATGATTTGGTAATGTCTATGGGAATAGGATTATGGGTACGTGAAACTGCACTTAGACTTAGAAATGATCAGATTGCTTACAATAGACAAATGTTAGCAGGCATTAGTAAAGTATCCAGCGTTCATAATTCTCCTATATTAACAAAACCATTTGGTTCTCCTACAGAAGGGTGGGATTTCAACCCAAATGCTAATATAAACAGTAAAAAAGAAAGTTTAACTTGGTTGTTATAAATACTTATATATATGGCGGTAAGATATGACTGATAAATCATTTCAAGAATTAAAGAATAGATCGCTTTTTGCAAGATTAAAACGTCTTTTTAGTAATGATGTTATTGTACGTAATATTGGTGGTAAGAAATTAAAGGTAATTGACACTGATGAAATTCAATATGCTACAGATCGTAATAGTTTAAGAGATCGTTTTAATCGTCTTAGAACTACCGCATATAATCAATATACCCGTGACTTTAATCTTAGCTATCAAAGTAGTCGTGTAGAACTATTTCGCGATTATGATACAATGGATATGGATCCAATTCTCGCATCTGCATTAGACATTTATTCGGATGAATGTACAAGTAAAAATGAATTGGGTGACATTATCTCTGTTCAATCTTCGAATGATGATATCAAACAAATATTAAACAATTTATTTTATGATATTCTTAATATTGAGTTTAATCTTTGGTCTTGGACTCGTAGCATGGTCAAGTATGGCGATTTTTATTTAAGGTTACATATCAGTCCAGAATATGGCGTATACATGGTTGAACCACTTAGTTCATATTATGTTACTCGTATTGAAAATGCACATCTACAAAATAAGAATTTTGTTAAGTTTCAAGTTAATCTTCCATATGGTAATAAAATTGAAGATCTTGAGAACTATCAAATTGCACACTTTCGTTTACTGAGTGATAGTAACTTCTTACCTTATGGTAAGAGTATGTTAGAAGGTGCTCGCCGTGTTTGGAAACAATTGAGTTTAATGGAAGATGCAATGTTGATTCATCGCATCATGCGTGCTCCAGAAAAACGTATTTTTAAAGTCGATATTGGTAATATTCCTCCAAATGAAGTTGATAATCACATGGAACGAATTATTGCGCAAATGAAAAAGACTCCATATTTGGATCAACAAACTGGTGACTATAATTTACGTTTTAACCTTCAAAACATGGTTGAAGACTTTTTCCTACCAGTTCGTGGTGGCGATAGTGGTACAAGTATTGATAATTTGCCTGGACTAGAATGGACAGGTACAGATGATATTGAATATCTACGCAATAAGATGATGTCAGCACTTAAGATTCCAAAGGCATTCTTGGGGTATGATGAATCATTATCTGGTAAGGCTACATTGGCGGCTGAAGATATTCGTTTTGCTAGAACAATTCAACGTGTACAACGTATTATTGTTAGTGAATTGAACAAGATTGCGGTAATTCATTTGTATAGTCAAGGATATAGAGATGAATCGTTGGTAGACTTTAGTTTACAATTAACAAACCCATCTACTATCTTTGAAAAGGAAAAGATTGATGTTTGGAAAAGCAAAGTAGAAGTAGCCAAAGACATGCAAGAACAAAAATTGTTCAGCAAAAAATGGATTTATGATAACGTATTTAGCATGTCTGAGCAAGATATGATTAATTTACAAAAACAATTAATCGATGATGCTAAAGGAATTTATAGATTTAAACAAATTGAAGAAGATGGTAATGATCCAGCTTTAGCATTCTTAAAATCAAAGGGAGAAGAATCTGGAGGCACTGATACTGGTGGAGATGCGGGTAGTGGCGAAACTGGAGGAACTGAGTCTGGCAGTGAGGCTGGTGGTACACCCCCAGAATCATCTGGTGGTGGAAGTGAAACTCCAAAATTAACTGAAAAGAAAAGAGATCAAACTGGTAGAAAGGATGCTAGTAAATACCCATTCGGAGAAGACCCATTTGGTAATTTAGAAAACAAGAGAGTTAGCGATTTATCACCAACGCACAAATATAAAAATAAATCACCGTTGTCGCTAGAGTCATTGTCGGTTTTGTTAAAAGATTTCGAAACCAAGGAAGTTTTGAAAGAGTCTGTAAAAAAACCATCTTTTATGGACGAAAATAATATAAAAGAATAAAAGAAAAGTATAAATAGCGAATAATTTTAATCTTTACATATATTTATATTTAATTGGAACTTATGCATAAGAAAGCGAAACATTCTAAGTTTAAAAATAGCGGAGTGCTATTTGAATTACTTACCCGACAAATAACGTCTGATATTCTTGCCGGACGTGATGAAACATTCACGAAAAATCTAATGTTCAATTATTTCAACGAGTCAAAGGAGTTGGGTAAAGAGTTCCAATTATACAACTTTATATCATCACAATCTTCTAGGAATCCAGAATCGGCAGATCGTATTTTAGATGTTGTTTTGCAGACTCGTTCTAAGATTAATAGTCGTGAATTAAATAAACAAAAGTATAATTTGGTAAAAGAAATAAAAGAAAAGTATAATATCGATGAGTTCCTAAAGAATAAGATTCCAAATTATAAGTTGTATGCATCAATATATAAATTGTTTGAAAATGAAAATGTTAATGAGGTAAAGTTTGGGGTGGAAGAATTAATCGAATCAAGAGAATATGTTGTTGAGAATTTGACTAAGATAAAAAAGAATGAATCACAACCACTTGATTTGTATAGTTCTCAAACTGCTGAAGTTCGTTTGATTGCTTATAAGTTCCTAATTGAAAACTTCAACAAAAAGTATAGTAATTTACTACCTGACCAAAAACGTTTGTTGAAAGAATATATCACAAATGTATCAAATACAAATAAATTTACTGAATTTGTGAATCTTGAATACAAAAGAGTATCTGGTATATTGAAAGAAAGTTCATCTAAGATTGTTAATAATGATATTATTAAGATTAAATTAAACGAGACTATTACACAACTTTCAAATAAAACCATAAATGGATTGGTAAAAGAAAACCAATTGACATCACTCTTAACTGCATATGAATTAATTGAGGAACTGAATAAGATTCAAAATGAAAAATCATCTTAAAAAGTCTAGCGATTCGTTTGGAGAAGTTGTAAAAAAATATGCTCAAATTTATCGTGAAAAAATAGAAAATCAGGTAGATGCCGAGTTAAAGAAGAATGAGGCTAGTACAACGGGCACTATGGGCGTTGCTACAGGCGGAGCGCATATGGGTGGTGATATTGGTACTACACCATTTGCTTTTAATAGAAAAGGTGCTAGACCAAGCGTTGTACATCAAGCCGGATTTACACCTACTAAGAAAGTTAAAAAAAGTCAAAATTATAAGTTGGAAAATCAAATGTATAGTGAACCAGCTTATGTAACACCTGCTCAAAATATTGAACCAGTATCTACCTATAGAGATCAAAATGGTTTAGTACAACATGGTGATCCTGAATTGGATCCTGGTTTAGCAGGTCATGAACAAGGTCAATTGCCAATGACCGAACAAGCTATTAAACTTGTCAAAAAAATACGTAAAGAAGGCGTTGGTGGTTTAATTTATAAATTACAACATGAAGTTGAAGGTCAACCAGTTGCGGAACCAGCAACCGCTGCGTCAACAGCTCAACCTAATCCAGTCGCAACAAAACCAAAAACATCAAATGTAGATATAAATGTTCAATCGTATAATGTACAAACCGATTTTACAGATTTTGATTCAAAATTAAAGGATAGTACTGAACAATTAAAGACTAATTTACAAAGAAAAATTCAAGATGCTATTTTGGATAAAAAGATAGTTGTGCGTGCTAGTAAGGGATATAAACAACCAGAAGCAGATTATACAATCAACGTTACAGGAGTAAATATTGATTATTATTATGATAGATATGTAATTGTAATAACGGGTCGCGAAGAAAGTAAACAAAAAGTTGCTAAGTTCTTTATTAAACCAGGATTTAAAATCAGAATTTTAGGAAAGGCAGATGTGAAACCTAAAGATCAATATCAAATTGCTAAATCAAAGGCTTTGGTTGATCCAAATAAACAAGTTGTTACACAACCATCAAATGTTGTAACATCTGACGAGCCTGCAGTTGCTAAACAAACCGCTGGTGAAAAGCCACCAGGAACTCAACCTACTGCTTAATATGAAACAAATATTAATTGATGTATTACCATTCAAATTTAAAAAAACTTCATTAAATGAGTCTTTAAAAGACGGCAAATTATTAGTTAGTGGAGTATTACAACGTGCTGACGCAAAGAACCAAAATGGTCGTTTATATCCAGAAGACGTATTAAAACGTGAAGCTGACAAGTATATGGAAAACTTTGTAAAGCAACGTCGTGCTATGGGCGAACTTGACCATCCAGAATCGTCCGTTGTTAATTTAAAGAATGTTAGCCATAACATTGTTGACATGGGATGGGATGGTAAAGATTTGGTTGGTACTGTAGAAATTCTTCCTACACCCAGTGGTAATATTTTAAAAGATCTATTACAATCTGGTATTCTATTGGGTATTAGTAGTCGTGGTCTAGGTAGTGTAAAGAAAGATATGCGTGAAGGTGCTGATATTGTACAAGATGATTTTGATTTAATTGCTTTTGACTTTGTAAGCAATCCAAGCACACAAGGTGCATTCATGTATCCACAAGGTAAAATCAACGAAAGTGTAGATAATAAAATTATCGTAAATCCTTATACAAATGCAGAAAGATTAATTCATAATATTCTTTCCGAATTGTAATTTAACTAATATTTATATTCATATGATAAAGCTAAAACATCTAGTAGAGAATTCAACCGAAGTTGCTTATACTCCTCTTACAAAAGAAGAAAAAGTAAAGCTATATGAAACCATCAAAGCTTATAATGAATATCGCAAGAGCTTAAAGGCTGAATCTATTTATGAAACAGCACATAAAATTATTGATGTGATTAATTTAGCCGAGCGTTACACACTAAAGGAGTGTGGTGATTGGATGGAAGCTAAGATGGTTGAACGTGATATGAAAGAAGTAAAGAGGATGGCCGGTAAACTTTACGAAGAATCACAAAAGATTAAAGAAATAGAACACAAACTTGAAATGCTTTATGAAGAAATCGGTATGAAACTAGAACGTTATTTTGAGATTGCGGATCCAATTACGGAATCTCCTCAATCGTATCAAGTACAAGGTAGACCTGATTCAGTTAGCATTGTTTCTTCAAGAGATATCGACCAACCTAATTAAAATATCTTTGTTGGAATATTATCAATAAATTCCAATAGTTTATTAAAACTTTCAAATACGTAACGACGAGTTGTTTCTAAAACATATCCGTCTTCTTCTTTATAAATCTTAACAAATTGTTTTTCATTTTCCATTTCAAGTGATGGAATCTCTACTTCGCAGGTCATATCATAGTCATTATCCATTTTGAACCCCATGTGACCTAATGTATCAAGTTCATTAAATGACCATCCGTTTGGATTATCGATATCCATTATTTTATATTTAGGATTATCTTCAGTTTCTACATTAAGAAAGTTTTTCATTTTCATAGTTGTAGGTCTATAGTTAAAATCATGATTATCTCTATCTTTATTAATAATAAATTTCAAATTACTATCTTGTGATTCAATGTAATTTTTAAATTTTGGATTATAATTATAGGCCATATGAGTTAATTCTATCAATAAAGTCTGATAAGACTTTGGTTTTCCCAGATTCATCATCTTCAAAAATATTACTTAGTGTATAAAACACTTTATCTTCAGGTTTATCTGTATCATCTGACATAATTCTGATAAAACAAGCATAGTTATAAAGACCTTTATTTTGATTATTGGCTAACTTTTTGAAGACAAATTTTTTTGAAGAATCATTACTATGTATATCCGCGATGATTTCACCGGTGCTTCTTTTGTGTATAAAATTTGTTTTTCCAAACCCAGCAAATCCATTTTGTTTGGATTGAAATACTAATAATTCTTTTTGATTAAATGGTAGACCAACATTTTCTCTTAATACTTGGTCAAACGGTTTATCAATGATTTCTTTTGCCTTACTAAGAGTATATTCAGATCCACTTTCTTTGTATCCTTCTTTTAATTTGTGAAGTATTTCTTTAATTTTGATAAAATGATTCACACTAGTTGGTTTGATTGTTTTTGCCATTTTAAGAATTTGTGGAGATACTTTATTTGGTGATATATCACCTTTTTGTAATCCACGTACTAATCTGAATAGTCTTGCTTGTTTTTCACTTTTAGCAGGCATATACAATAAATATGATTTTTTTTAATATATTATGCATTTTAATTATATTTATTTATTAAATACGTCAATCATTTGATGTCTACAAAAAATCAATCTTCTTTGGAGTTCTATAATAACTTCACAAACAATATAAGAAAGGTAAAATTAATATGAGCGATCTATTAAAGGAAAGCATCGCAGACGCAAAGGCAGTTCGTGAAACTGCAATTGCTAATGCAAAAACTTTTCTTGAGGAAAATTTTGCTAAGAGCATGAAAGAAATGTTCGCAGACCAACTCAAGAAAGAAATGGTTGAAGAAGAAAACACCGAAACTAAAGAAGGTAAAGTTGAAGAAAAGTTAGCTTCATCCGGTATCGGCGGTGAAAAGGGTAATACTGCTGATACGCAACATCCAAAATCTCCATCTGCTTCGGCTAACAAGACATCAACCGAAACAAGTGGTAACGAAACTGAAGTTGCTAAGCTTGAAGAAGAAGAGGGTGCCGAAGTAACCAGCGAAGAACTTGAAGAAATTCTAGCAGAGCTAGAAGGTGAGGTCGGACACAGACATGATGACACAGACAAACCAGAGAAAGACGAAAGCATCAATAAAGATGCGGATGGCCTGGAGGAAATGGATGATATGGATGAAACAGTAAATTTAGATGAACTTCTAGCAGAACTAGAAACTGAAGAAGAAAACGTCGATCCAGCCGCTGCTGCCGTAGCAGCTCCAGCAGCTCCAGCCGCTCCTGTTGCTCCAGCTGCAGCTGCTCCAGAAGCAGTTCCAGCCGCATCCGCAGCTCCTGCCCCAGGTCAAGTTCCATCACCATCTGAAGGGGATGTAACCTGTGAAGAAATGGCAGAAGCTCTAGTAGCTATTAATGAAGAAAACGAAGCATTGAAGAACCAATTGAGTGAACACGTAGAAACTGTCAAGTATTTGAAAGGTGTTCTATCAGAAACCAATTTGTTAAATGCTAAGTTGCTATACACCAACAAGTTGTTCAAGGGCAAGACTTTGACCGAAGAACAAAAGTTGAAGATTATTAACACTTTCGACTTGACTAAAAATATTCGTGAAGTCAAGTTGGCATATACAGTTTTGGCCGAATCAATTAATGGAGGTGGATCAGTTGTTAAAAAGAAGACAAATGCAACTGTAAGTACTATCACCGAAGGTTTGGCAAGCAAACCAGTATCCAGCACAAAGCCTGAATCTACCATTGTAGAACCTCAAGCTGATGTGATGGCTTCAAGATTCCAAAAGCTCGCAGGAATTAAGAAGTAATTAGTTTGCGAGTATTAACAAACCAAAAAGATAAAAAAAGGAAAAAATATTATGGATGTAAAAAGTCTATTAACAAATAATATGAATCCACAAGCCAAATTGATGGCCGAAACCCGTGGATTACAAACTAAGTGGGAAAAGACAGGCCTTCTTGAAGGCGTAACTGGTGTTGAAAAGGCACACATGTCAATCCTATTAGAAAACCAAGCAAAGCAATTGCTAGATGAAGCTTCTACAACTGGTACATCAACCAGTTCAGAACAATGGGCTGGCGTTGCTCTACCATTAGTTCGCCGTGTATTCGCTGAAATTGCTGCTAAGGAATTCGTAAGCGTTCAACCAATGAATTTACCATCCGGTCTAGTATTTTACTTAGACTTTAAGTATGGTACTGGTAAGTTGGGTCAAACCCCAGGCACTAGCTTGTTCGGTGGTACCAATTCTGCTAAGTTCGGTTCAACCGATGCAGCAGTAAATGGTCTATACGGTCAAGGTCGTTTTGCTTACTCTGAACGTGTAGTAACGAGTTCAGCATTCACATCCGCAAACGCAACTGTAACTTCCGCAAGCTGGAAAGATCTACAATTTGATTCAGCATTTAGCTCCTCATTGTCAGGCACTAATGTTAAGGGTGTCTTCAAGATTGCTCTAGATATTAACGACAATACTCAAGCCACAAACGGATCTTTAGCCGCTACTGGTTATGTATGGAATGCTGACTTGAACGCAGTACGTTCATTTGGTCTGCAAACTACGGGTAACGTAGGCCTAACTGTATTAAACACCTACGCCAACGTAGTAAATACAGGTACTATTGCTGCACCAAACTACGTAATTAACTTGTTCGTAAGTCAATCAAGTACCGCTGCTACCCCAGCACAAACTCCAAAGTTGAACTACACAATTCAACCTACAGATAATCGCCGTGGTGACTTTGAAGCTGGTAAGACCGCAGGTGAAGGTTCTGGTAATGCTGCTGGTACCGCTACACAACCTATCGGTGACGATATCAGTATTCCTGAAGTAAACTTGGTACTAAACAGCGAACCAATAGTTGCTAAGACCCGTAAGTTGAAAGCAGTCTGGACTCCAGAATTGGCTCAAGACTTGAACGCATATCATTCCATCGATGCAGAAGCAGAACTTACTGCTCTATTGAGTGAATATGTATCTATGGAAATCGACCTCGAAATCCTAGACATGTTGAACGAGTCCGTAACTGGTACTACTACCGAAGCTTGGTCAGCCCAAATTGGTACTGAGTTCACTAAGACTCTAAGCTTTGCAGGTGGTGGTACAACAGGTACTCCGGTTGCTAACTTCACCCGTGTAGTTAACAGCTCACCAAATCGTACTGCTTACGTTAAGAGCACTTGGTTCCAAACTCTTGGTAACAAGATCCAAAAGGTCTCAAACAAGATTCACCAATTGACTCTACGTGGTGGTGCAAACTTCCTAGTATGTTCACCAGACGTAGCAACTATCTTGGAATCAATCCCAGGTTATGTTGTTAACACAGATGGTGATCAAGCTAAGTTCGCAATGGGTGTAAGTCGTGTTGGTAGCTTCGCAAGTCGCTTCCAAGTTTACAAGAACCCATACATGACTGATAACGTAATCTTGGTTGGTTTCCGTGGAAGCAACTTCCTAGAAACCGGTGCAGTATATGCTCCATATATTCCACTAATCCAAACTCCATTGGTTTATGACCCAACTAACTTCACACCACGTAGAGGCGTAATGACCCGCTACGCTAAGAAGGTAGTGCGCCCCGAATTCTATGGAAAAGTTCTTATCAGTGATCTTGACACCGTATAATTCTTGGTTCAATTAAAATAACTCAAAACCCCAACGAAAGTTGGGGTTTTTTGTTGCACATAAATAAAATATTTGACATTACCATAGAATTTGTATATACTTATATTATATGAAAAGTGGTGTATACAAAATAACAAATATTAAAAATGGTAAGTTTTACATTGGCTCTGCTAAAGATATTGACCGTCGTTGGTGGGAACACAAAAACGATTTAAAGCAAAATAAACATATCAATCCTAAGCTGCAACATGCGTGGGATTTTTATGGAGAGTCTGGTTTTGAATTTGTTATTTTGGAGAATGTGAATGAAAGTGAATTATTTAAACGAGAACAATTTTATTTAGATATATTTAAACCTTATATGCGTGATATTGGTTATAATATCAGTCCAATAGCTAACGGTGGAGATAATTTTACATATAATCCTAATAAAGAAAAAATCTTAGAAAATATGACTGCTGCAAATAATGTGGGTCATATGCATGGTAAAAAACATAGTGATGAGGCTAAGGAGAGACAGCGAGAACGTGCTGTAGGACGTTATACATT